CACAGTCGCAAACGTGCTGATAAAGTCCCCAGGCTCCAATACATGACCTCGGATCTCTGGGCAGGTATAGGACTCGCCTGAGGCCAGCGTGCGCTGGTTGACGACGCGGTTTACAGCGCCAGCAGCGTTGCCGTTGGGCACGATGTGGACAGACACGGTTGCGTCTGCGCCCGAGTTGTTGGTCAGCGTCATGGCGTCCACGATCACGCGAGAGGCCACGGCGGTGTACTGCGTGAACTGAGCGTTCTCGACATACTTCGTTTCGATGAGCGCCTTGACTAGGACCGGCATCTTTGCCTCACTGCTGAAGTTGAGTCACCGACAACACCGCAGCAGGTGCTGCTGGCGCGAATGCGGTTGCGGCCACATTGTCGATGGTAATTGCCGTGTCCGTCGAAGCGAACATCAACTCGACGTATGCGTTGGCTTCCAGTGAATACGCCTCGATTATGGCGATCGGGATGTAGCCATTGTTGCTGTCAATCGTTACAAGTCTTGTAGAGTTTGGAACATCTGTTCCATTCTTGCGGAACCAGACGTAGACGTTTTTTGCGCTTGAGTTCCCGCTGCTGATCTGCACCGTGGCATTGAATTGGTACAGGCCCGACTGCGAGACAACGATGCGTGATGCGGGCGAGCCGATGCTCACACCGTTGGCAATGCGCGTGTTGTCAAACGTGAGCGCATAGGCCGTGTTGGTGACGGCAGGCGACTGATCAGCCGTTTTGTTGAAGTCACCGTAGTACCGTTGCTGCTCAATCGTCGGGCGAACGAAAATTTCGCCATCAGATGCGCCAACCCTAAGGACTGCAGCGATGGGAATGACGTTATTGGGCGCGGTCGGCTTGACGTTGGTGAACGCGCCAGCAACCGTAGGGCTGACGTACAGCACATCACCCAGCGCAAACGCAGTGGTGTTGATGCCGCGAACGTGGCCCCAGGCCGTGCAATAGCCCTTCTCGCCAGTGTCTGGCAGGTCGTGGGTCATCACGCCAACGATGTACAGCGATGGCTGACTACCGTCTGCGATGTAGGGAGCGATTGACAGAGCGCTATCCGTTGATGCGCCCGCAAAGCCAACGACCGTGCCATTGGCGATGGTCGATCCTGTGTTGTTCTGAACGCGGGCGTAATACTCCAGCCCAACCTGCTGGACGACGCCGTACTCCATCCCGAGGTCGGCTGTCTGGTCTTCAGCGTTCCACGCCATACGGCGCACACGCGAGACATGCGGAGGGTGCGACTGGAAGTCGATGTAGTCCGTCTGCACGTTGCTGTTGGGCAGTGCCTCAGGCGCGACAACGAGCAGCTCTAGCTGGCTCGTATCCGTAGCAGGGGCGATCGTGTCGACCGTCTTGAACAGCGCTTCAAACTGCTTGATCTGCTCATGCGTCTTGAGAAACGTAGCGAGTTGATCCCGCGTCAGGTTGAGCTTGGTCGCCATGTCAGTACGCCAACGCCTCGACCTGGGCCTCAAGCCTCAGGAAACTGATCTTGGCCGCAGAGGTGCCACGGAAGCGCTGCACGCGGAAGTTGCGCATGAAGCCCTGCCTGCGCCACACCAAGCGCTTGCGCGTCTCCCCGGGACCACCAGCAGAGATGAAATGATCCTGTGACCACGACTTGCCGTCGAGGGAATATGAGGTGGAGATTTGAGGGGGCGGCAGTTGAATATTCCACGAAATCCTGACGGCGCCGTCGCCGCCCTTGTATGAAGTCCCACCGCCTGCGCCAACAGTAACGTTATAAGTTACACCGGGGACGATTGAGAATTCGCCGCCGCGCAATCCACCTCCGCCTCCTCCACCTCGCGCAGTATTGCTTTTGTTGATGTATGGCCTGCCAGCCGCACCACCACCAAAAAAGCCGCCAAGCGACGAAAACGCACTTGTTACTCCATTTGTTCCGCCAGATCCACCTTGAGAACTAGTGATGCCAGAAGCGGATTCTCCATAGATTCCCACGCCGCCACCAGACTCAGAAGACCCTCCCGCGCCGCCGCCTCCTAATCCTGAGGAGTACGGTGTGGTAACGCTTCCACCAAATCCGCCATTTCCAGAATAGCCCCCGGCTCCGCCGCCACCACCTCGGTTGCTGGAGTTTGGTATGTTTGCGCCGGAACCACCATTCCCGCCAAAAATAGAAAAACTAAGCGTCGTTCCAGTTCCGCCTACGCCTCCTGCGGTTGTACTTCCGCTTCCGCCATTGGCAGTGACAAGTGAGGCAAAACTGGAGTTCCCTCCGCGTTCTGCTGATCCGCCGCCGCCTCCTCCACCGCCGCCGCCAACACAGACCGCTGTCACCCTATTGACAACAGACGGCGCAATCCACGCATAAGTGCCTGGGGCCGTAAAAACAGCGTCGCCAACCAATGTCGGCTGAATCACCCCCGTCAGCGCCACCAACTCCAACTCATGCACCACGGCGCCCTTGCTGCCGTTGTACAGCATGAGCGTGCCGAACTCCCAGCGCACCTCTTGCCCCCAGTGCGAAGCCACGGCATCCGTCGCGTAGCCCACCACCGAGGACAGCGGATCGGCCACGAGCCACTTGTCAAAGCACCACACCCAGTTCTGCGCCCGGTAGCGCGAGAAGCCCGAAAGCGATGTCGTCAGGGTGAACCACACCTGCTGCTGTGCCGCCTGACTTGCCGCAGCGTCGTAGACCAGCGTGCGATCCAGCAGGTGCAGGTACAGGTGCTGATGGGTGCGGTCGTTGCGAGCCTCCATTTTGCACAGGGCCAACTGCGCTTCGGTGAAGCCCAGCAGGATCTCGTCGATCTCCTGCGTGCTGATCTTCTGCGTCGTGGCATTGGCACCTAGGTACACACCTGGGGCTTCGTTGACGCCGCTGCCAAGAAACGCGACCTGCTCCGTAAAGATGCAGCAGGCATGCGTGCCAATTGCGCCCTTTTCGACCTGCGCGCCGTCAATGCGCTGGAACGGGAAGAAATCCCCGCCCACGTTGTCAAACACCTCAATGGTGTTGCGGTTCAGCGCGTATACCTCGTTGCGCACCTTCAGCAGCGCCACCACCGGGTCAGGATCAACCTCGCTGGAGCCGTATTTCAACGGGTTGACTTCCAGCGGGTTCGTGAGTTCAGTGACGACGAGGAACTCGCCGTCTGTGGTCATCCAGTAGCCGTCAACCCACACCACATCCAGCACGACGCCCAGGTCGGGATCGACGTTCTGCACCAGCGTGCCAGCGGATGGATCGTAGAAGAACAGGTTGCCGTTGGACGCAATGCCCAGCAGAGTGAACGAGTAGTCGAGCGTGACCTGATTGCCGTCGTTTCCAACGTCACCCAGCACCGTGACCACGCCTGCGCTGCCGACCGTGACGAGATTGCTGCCCATCACGCGGTAGCACACGCCGTTCCAGTTGATGCCGCCCCGATCCAGCCCTGGCCCCGTGCCGTTGGCCACCAAGCCATCAGCAGGCCGCAGATAGTCACTGCTGACGCCGCTGCCGACAGGCACAGGCACCAGATTGACCGGATACGACGTGCGAACGTCCGGGGTCTGGTCCGAGAAAACGCCGGAAAGGATGGGGATTTGCATGTCAGCAGTTCCAGGCTTTCAGAGCAAGCGCCTTGCGCGTAGGCCTTCCCTTTTCGTCTTTCATTGGCCCAGGCATACCGCCCATGCGGGCACAGAAAGACTTGCGCCGCGCTGCGTCCTTTTCCGTCTTCGGATTCGGCGCTGGCGGCTTCAAGTTCATGCCCTGCGCCTTGGCAGAGGCACGCCCCTTGGCGTTAAGACCGCCCTTTGGGTTTTGACCCTCTTTGCGAGTCCACGCAGGGGACTTAGCCATCACAGCGCTCCGATTGCCTCGCTGAACTTCTTGATTCGCATCTCAAGATTGGTGCGGTCTTGCGCCATTGCATCTTGTTGCGCAGCCAACTCAGACGCCCTGGCCGACAGTTCTCTGTCGCGCTTATCTGCGGCATCTTTGCGCTTTTTTGTATCAGCATCGAAGGCCAATTTGTCTTCCGCAAGTTGGCGCAGTTTGCCGTTTACCTCTTCCAGCAGCGACTGAAGCGTTGCCTTTTCGCCGGCAGCATCTGCTTCTGCCTGCGCTTTTGCGGCCATGGCTTCAGACAGTGCGCGCTCGGCGTCTTGCTTCATGGTGGCAGCGTCTGTTTGCGCTTTGGTCAGCACATCCACGGCCTGTTGCCGCAGATTGTTAGCCTCAACAACCGCAGACATTGCACCTTGGCGCTGCTGAAGTTCATCGCGCAGCGCAGCCATTTCTGCCAGTTGCTTCGGCAATTCAGTGCTGAAAAATGCCAGATAGTCAACCTGGGCAGCGTTTTGGACATCCATTACAACCTCACTCGTAGAAGGTGATGTTCAGCTTGGCGGACGGAAGCTGCGCCACGAATTGAATCTTCGCCAGATTTCCGTCATAGATCATTGTGCTGCCCGCGCTCAACGGCATCCCCTCCGTTGGAGTTGGCGCAACGCCGTCGTCTCGCCAGCGCACAGGTCCGCTCTCTGGCGTGATCAGGGCAAAAGATGGCGTCTTTCCCTGCCGAGCAGAGGATGGCAGTCCGATGCCTTGAGGCAACAGAAGAGACTCAATCTTCTTGTAACCAAGGCTGATTTTGGTACGCTGGCCCATCTTGCTTCCCCTAATTACACCGCGACAGACCCAGCCATATCAGGCTGTGTCATCACCCATGCATAGCATCGGTCCAAGAACGATGCGCCCGCTTGCGCCTCAACGCTGTCGAGGTCCGTATGGTAACGCCTGAAGTCCACATCTCGCGTGTCGTCACCGGGCGTGGCCGTGCCATAGCCTGCGATGTCGATCATCACGGAGAACTTCGGCCCGCCTGCACGCTGGCGCGAGATCGCGGCAGTGACGATGCGGAAGTAGGCCCCGGCGAACGGAACGCCGTACTGCGAATTTGCGAGGTCGATCTGGATTGCCATATTTTGCTCCTTTAAGCGTATGTCACTTCACTGGTCTGCACCGTCGCCAACCAGCGGATGTTTGTCGCAGCGGCTCCAGTGACGGTGATGGCGAGGCCACCGTTCGTTGTATCAGCACTGAGCGCCAGCGTCCAGCCTGGGGTGTTGTCGATGGTGGTGAGGGCGCTGTTGACCAGCACCGTGCTGGCTGCGTTTGCCTCGCGCCGGATCAGCCCTTCGATTTTCCACGCAGCCGAGGCTGTGCCACCCGATGCTTGCTGACGGGCGACGATGATGCCAGAGAAGGCGTAGGCGCTACTGTTGGGGAGGATGATTTGGTTGGTTGTACCAACAGCCCCGCCGTTAGCTTTTAATACGGTCGCAGTTGCACTGGTTGTAGACTCTCTAAGATGCATTATCCCCGTTTGACCCGCCGCATTAAAACCTGAACCAATTACAAATTTACCCCACAAACCATTATCTGTGGCTCCGGTTCCATTCAAAACGGTACTGTATCCACCAGAAGCCGCGCTATCTGTACCTAAAACGACAGAAGAAGCATTTGTAGAAGAGCAGTTATACCCTATTGCTATAGATCCAGATCCTGTTGCTTTTGCCCGATACCCAATAGCAACACTATTAGCCCCAGTGGCTCCATAGGTGCTGGTATTGTTCGCCACCGCAGCAGCAAAGCTGTTAGTGCCTGAGGCGTAGGAACCGCCTAAGGCCATTGCGCCAGCGCCGGTTACGGCTTGGGAGCCTTGGCTTGAAGAATTTCTTCCAATGGCGGTTGAACTTGTAGATGACGCTGTAGTTGAACCACCAATGGCTAAGGAAAATGATCCGCTGGCTACTGCACCATCAACAATAGCAACTGCACTGCCTCCAGAGGCAGTGGGGCGGGTTACAGTTGGGAATAAATTTTCCGCATACCCGCGCATTGTCTTTTTATCGCCGGTTTGCCAGTTTGTACCATCACAGACGATTTGCAAACCCTCGCCGCGTTGCAAAACTAACGTAGAACGACCATCAATAGTTTCTGAGCCATTAGGATCAATAGTTATTGCGTCTCCAACACCAGAGGTGCTGGTATTCCAAATCCAGCAGTTGAACCCGGCACCGAGCGTCGCCGCCGCAGTCAACGCCACTGTGAACGTGCCGGACGTGCAATTGATGATGGTCCCGAGGTCACCGGCAACGACGGTGTAGGCGCTGGTCTTGTTCTGGATCGTTAGGGTTGTGGAGCCGCCGCTTGCAGTCGCCCAAGATGTGTCCGCTCCATCTGTGGTCAGGAACTTGCCGCTGTTGCCGCCCTGAGATGGCAGCAGCGCGTTCAGCGCATCATTGGCCGTCGTCTGTCCTGTGCCGCCGTTTGCAATCCCAAGAGTTCCAGTAACGCCAGTGGCGAGTGGAAGCCCTGTGCAATTTGTCAGGGTTCCGCTAGATGGCGTTCCAAGGACTGGAGTTGTAAACGTCGGGCTTACCGACAACACCATGTCGCCAGTGCCAGTGACTGCGTTGTTTAGCGTGACGCCGCCGTAGGTGAGCGCACCAGACATCGACACCGCACGCGGGAACGTGTAGGTATCTCCTGCACCTGGGGCTCGCAACTGAGGAGTTGCGGCATCGAGAGCAATGACTTCAAACGCTGCCATGGTCAGACCACATATGGGGTGCCGTTACTCGACAGCACCGTAGTTGTGATGGCGTAGGACGCGCCAGTGCTAGAAAGCACTGTCAGCGGCACAACGTATGTGTTCCCGGCACTGTCCTTGACATTAAACGTTGTCGGAGGTGCTGGCGCAACAGTTCGCCTAAAGTGCCGAAACCTTGAGCGCGTTCTGTTGCGGGCAAGCATTAAATTCCCTTGCCTGACATGATGTGAAGCGAACCTGTGCCAGACGCAGTGATGTACGCCACAACGTTCTCAAACCGCCCCTTTGACAGCGAGACTTGAGTATTGGGCAGCACAGGATAGTCGGCAGTCGTAGCCACAGCAGAATCAACTCCAGTCCGAATGTAGGCCGTCACACTGTCGCTGAGATTTGTCAGCACAATAGACGGCCCCGCGCCAGTCAGAGTCGAATAGGCCGAAATCGCCCCCGGAGCAACCGTTACTCCGGTGCCGTATGCTGGACAGAAGGTTTCGGTTGCTGCTGCCATGGGTTATCCGATCCGATACCAAGAGTTCTGCGCCTGCACGAAGCGCATACGGTAGAAGCCGTTTGCAGTCAGCGCAGTCGGTGCGCCGTTGGCAGCACTTGCGCCATTGAGCGACAGCGTAAACGACGTCACGATCTGCGTGCTGGTGATGAGCACCTCAGTGCCGTCAGGCGTGGCCGTGTTCAGCGGCAGCGTGATGGTGCCGCTGGCCAGCGTGCCGGCGGGCTGAAACAGCATCCACTGCTGCTCTGATACCGGCGTCGGGACGGCGATTGAGAAGCCCGTCGTCGGGACGTAGACGTTCGTTGCGACTGTCGGCGCGGCAAACTGCTCTTGGAAATACGCCAGCAAAGCCGAAACCGGCAGGCGACGAGCGTCACCAGTGCTTGGTGCGTAAATCGGAAACTGATCGCCGCCAGTGACCTGCGTCTGAAGCGGAAGCTGATTGATCTGCGGCATGATGCGGCCTCAGTAGTATTCGATGACGCCATCCGGACCTGATAGCACAGGATCGACCGGCGGGCGGATAAACGGATTGTCGTACACGCGCCAAGGTTTCGTCCCTGCGCCTGCCGGCATCGTTCCAGGCAACTGCTGCGGAATCGGCGCAGTGGCCCGCGACAGCAGCGTGTTGTACGCCTGCTTTGCAATCATCATCGTCTGCGGCATGATGGCCTTGCCATAACTTGCTGCCAGCCTGATGCCCAGGTTCGTAAT